TTGTTAAGAAGATGGGTGATAAAGGTAGATATGATTCATCAAATCAGTTAAAAACTTTAATTGTGATGCAAGTATTAGGTGACACAAAAACCTTTTTTGAATCACAAAAACAATTGGAGGATCGATTAGATTTCTTTACAGACTATATGATGCCAGATGCAGAAATACAAAACAACAATATCGCACAGTGGTATTTATTTGGTGGAAGTGATGGTATGATGAATGATATGATAGATTTACAATGGCAGAAGTAGAATTACCTGGTGGAATAAAATTTAAAGGTGGCAAGATTTTTGTCATACTTACGGCTTTAACTACAGCTGGTGGAGCATTATGGGGCGGCTTTGAATTTTACAAAGATTATCTTACAATGAAAGAACAGATCCAAGAATACGTAGCACCAGATTTATCAGGCTTTGATAAAAGAATAGATTTAACAAAAGAAGAATTAAATAACAAAACAGATCTTATACAAACAGAAGTAGAAATGCTTATGTCTGAAATGGAAATGATGATGCAAGAAATAAGACTTGTTGCTGATGTAGCTAATGAATTAAAAAACGATTTAAGACAAGATGTTAGAAGAGTAGAGAAAATTGTTAACGATGTAGAACAATTGGTCAAAGAAGATTCGAGAGAAACCAACCAGGAGTTAAGACAAACCACGAAGGACATTCAGGAAGACATGGAATTATTAAAGGGTAAGTTGGAGCAAGCCATGACTGAGCTAGAAGAAAAGATAGATAAAAGAATAAAAACTGCATTAGAAAATCCTCTATCACAAATGTAAGTATGGCTAAACCACCAAGCAACGAATACTTTACACCTGTCAAAAAAAGGACTAGTATAGGGCGTTCTCCACGCAGTAGGCCAAAGAACAAGAATAAAAGACGTCAATACGTTAAATATAGAGGTCAAGGATGAGAAAAGGTTTATATGCTAATATTCATGCTAAAAGAAAACGTGGTGGAAAAATGCGTAAGAAAGGTGCAAAGGGTGCACCTACTGCAGCTAATTTTGCGAGAGCAAAACAAACAGTGAGGAAGAAATGACAAAATTATGTCCTAGGGGTAAAGCAGCAGCTAAGCGTAAATTTAAAGTTTATCCTAGTGCATATGCAAATGCATACGCTTCTAAAATATGTGCTGGAAAGATTAAAGATCCTAGCGGTGTAAAAAGAAAAGATTTTAAAGGACCAAAACCAGCAGGTAAAGCAAAAGGTGGAGAGATAATTAATTTTAATAAATTATCACAAGATAGAAAAAAAATATCACAATTTAATAAAGGTGGTATCGCAAGAGCTTGTGGTGCAATAAAAGAGAATAAAAGAAAAGTTACTAGAATAACATGAGCTTAAAAAAATGGTTTGAGCAAGATTGGGTTGATATAGGAGCCAAGAAAAAAGGCGGTGGATTTGCTAAATGTGGTAGATCCAAACTTAAAGCTGATAGAAAAAGAAAATACCCAAAGTGTGTACCAGCTGCTAAAGCTGCTAGAATGACAGAGAGCCAAAGAAGATCAGCAGTAAAAAGAAAAAGAAGTAAAGCCCAGGGCGTTGGAGGTAAACCTACCAATGTTAAAACATTTGCAGCTCAAGGTGGATTAATAACAAATCAAAGAAGAGCTGGTGTAGCACAGAGAGGATTTGGTTTTAGAGGTGTCTTCTAAAAAAGATCCAATAGTAGGAACAGGAAAGAAACCAAAAGGCAGTGGAAGACGTCTCTATACTGACGAAAATCCACGTGACACTGTGGGCATTAAGTTTGCTACTCCTACTGATGCCAGAAAAACTGTCGCAAAAGTTAAAAAAATTAATAAACCTTTTGCTAGAAAAATTCAGATCCTAACAGTAGGAGAACAAAGAGCAAAGGTTATGGGTAAAACGCAAGTAGCAAATATATTTAAGAAAGGTAAAGATGCCATTAGAAGAGGACGTAAAACAAGACGTACGTAAGTGGTCCGAGCATTTTTTAGAAATACCTAATAAACATTTAGGTGGTTTTCCAGCTTGCCCTTTTGCTAAGAAAACATGGAAAGATAACAAAGTTGTTGTTGAAGTAAAAAGAAAACAAAAATGGTATAAATCTGAACTTAATGCTCATTTAAAGCAATTAGATTTTTCTATTCATGAGATATTGATATTTTGCGATCCGTACTTTAATTATTCACTTGAAGATTTTCAGGATATAATAGATGCGTACAATAAGTGGTATAATAAAAAGGATATATTTTTTATGGGTTTTCATCCCAGCAATCCAGCCAATGAGGAGGAGCAAGAATTCCTTGTCACTCCAAATGGGGACACCCCTGTTATAGAAAGTGACCTGGAGTATAGCATGATGCTGGCACAAAAGTTCTCGCTATTACAAGAAGCTTCTGATAAACTGCACAAATCTGGTTACTATAAGTTGTGGCCAGAGGGGTACTATCAAGACGTTGTGGTATCTAGAGCAAAAACCTATAAACGAATATTCGGAGGTCGACATGATGGGTAAAA